TGTCATTTAATTGGAAAAACATATAAAGAGATTGCACAGACAGTATGGGATAAAAATGTTGATGGTTATTATTTTAAGAAAAGTCATAGTGTAAGTTATGCACAATTGGTTGCAGTGCATATGAACTTATTAGATGAATTAAGATAGTTTTTTGACTAAGGTAATACTACGTCTTTTGATTCGTTTTTTGTTTAAATCTTGCATACTACAAACAGGACCATGTAATATGACAAGGCTTTTTGTGTTGAAAGTTCTTAAGAATCCACGAAAAACAAACCATTCTGTTTTAAGAAATAGATTGATAGGAATCAATCTATTGCTTTCCCACCACCATACATCACCAAGTTCTAGGAACTTAGACTTAGCATCCTTATCAACTATTGCGCCATAATCATACATAGTAGTAACTATATCATCACGGTTTTGAATTATTCCTACATATTCTTGGTTAGCATATGATACAACAGACATAAAAGGATGTGTATCACTAAGTTTTTTTAAAAAGTCATTGTTTATCATTAATTTAGAGATCCAAATATATTTACACTTATTTTACCGAAATAATTATTTCTATAATTAGACATAAATAGTTGTAGGAGCTTTGAATGTGTATTCAACATCAGTTTTTATATATACGCAACGACAAGTCGTTGTACTACTATCAGGATATTCGCCGAGAAAATATATGCCAGTATATGCTAAACCATTGACCTTAAATAAGGGCGTAGATAATCAGATACAGTTTCAATTCTTAAACCAAGAACAAAAACCTGTTGACATTACTGGAAAAACAATTACTTGCAGAATATTGAATAGTGCTGGAAATCAAGTATTATTACGTAAAGCATTAACGTTACAATATGCAGCCACAGGTATTGCTGCACTCATTGTAAATGCTGCTGAGATTGAGGATATAGATGCACAAAAAGGGTATTATAGTTTAGAAATTCCTGTTGGTGAATTTGATTACCCAGTGTTTGTTGACCAAAACGCAGGTGCTCGTGGGGATATGAATATTGTGAATAGTGTATTACCAAGTTTTGTCCCTAGCCAAGAAGTTACTATTCCAACTGGACAACCCTTTCCTAATCTTGACGCTAACAATAGTATTAGCAATGTTTTACCAAATGCCAATACATACTATAGCAGTATTATTAATACACAGGATAATCCAATATTAACAATACAAGCTAGGTTAACTGAATATAATGGTGATGTTATTATAGAGGGCACTGTAAATCAGCAAGCTACAGATTGGTATCCAATTACAACCTCAGTATATAGCAATAATACAGATACACATGGTTGGACTATACATGGGTATCATCCATTTGTAAGAATGGTTTTTATAAGCAATACTGGTGCGGTAACTGATATTTTAGCCAGATAATACCAACTTAGTTGTACTATAATAATTAATATGTTAAAATTGTCAAATGGTTGACATACTGTCATTTATTCCTGGTAAAAAAACATTAAGCCAAAGTGGCTGGTATAGTTTCAATGCACTATGTTGCCAAAATCGTGGACATAGACAAGATACACGAAAGCGAGGTGGTGTAAGATTAGGTGATAATAGTTGGCAATATCATTGTTTCAATTGTGGATTTAAGGCTGGTTTCTTTTTAGGTAAAAGTATTACAAAAAATACTAGACAATTATTATTATGGCTTCATGTTGATGAACAACAAATAAATCGTTGGAATTTAGAAAGTTTACAACATAAAGATTTACTTGAAATAATAAAGGTTCGTAAAGAAAAGAAAAAGGTTAAATTTAAAGAATTTACATTGGAAGAAGGTGAAATACTTGATATAGCTAATATTCAACATAAACCATATATAGATTATTTAAATAAACGTGCTTTACAATATAATTCCTATCCATTTTTAGTTACACCAAATCTTGAGGGCAGACAATCAAATCGTATTATCATTCCATTTACTTTTGAAGGGAAAATAGTAGGTCAAACTTCACGTTACTTAGACGATAGAAAACCAAAGTTCATTAATGAACAACAGGCTGGTTATGTGTTTGGGTATGATTTACAAAAACCTGAATATGAAGTTTGTATATTATGTGAGGGAATATTTGATGCTATTAGTATAGACGGATGTGCATTAACTCATAATACAATAAACCCAGATCAAGCAGAAATACTAAGTAGGCTTAACAAAAAGATTATTTTTGTACCCGATCAAGATAAGACAGGATTAGCTACATGTAACAGGGCATTAGAACTGGGGTATGATGTAAGTATTCCAAATTGGGATATAGGAGTAAAAGATATTAACGATGCCGTTGTAAAATATGGAAAGTTTAATACATTATTAAGTATATTAAGAAGTGCTACAAGTAGTAAAATAAAGATTGAGATGAGGAGAAAAGCTGTTGATAAAAAATTATAATACAGATGTTCAACTATTATTCCTGCGTATGATGGTAACAAATGCAGAATTGTACACTAGAGTAATGAACATTATGAATGTAGCAAATTTTGAAAAAGGTTTGCGTCCTGTTGCAGAATTTATTGTAGAGCATACTAAAAAATATAATGTAATGCCAGATCCAGTACAGGTTCAAGCCACTACTGGTGTATCAGTAGAACAAATTACAGAATTAGATGATGGACATTATGAATGGTTTCTTGAGGAATTTGAAGCATTTACTAAAAGACAAGAACTAGAACGAGCTATTTTAAAAAGTGCTGACCTACTAGAGAAAGGAGAATATGATCCTGTAGAAAAATTAATTAAGGATGCAGTGCAGATTAGCTTACAGCGTGATATGGGAACAGATTATTTTGCTGATCCAAAAGCTAGATTAATGGCATTAAAGTCAAACAATGGACAAAACAGCACTGGTTGGCCTAGTATGGATCAAAAACTATATGGTGGCTTTAATCGTGGTGAATTACAAATCTTTGCAGGTGGCAGTGGATCTGGTAAATCGTTGTTTATGCAAAATCTTGCGGTGAATTGGGCACAAGCAGGGCTATCAGGAGTTTATATTACGTTAGAACTTAGTGAAGGTTTATGTAGTATGCGTATTGATAGTATGATGACGGATACAAGTAGTCGTGAAATTTTTAAAGACATTGATAACGTTGAAATGAAAGTTAAAATGGCAGCTAGGAAAGCAGGAAAATTACGTATTAAATATATGCCTGCACAATCTACTGTAAATGATCTTCGTGCTTATTGTAAAGAATTACAAATACAAACAGGCATGAAGATTGATTTTTTGTGTGTGGATTATTTAGATTTATTAATGCCTGTCAGTGCAAAGGTTAGTCCTAGTGATTTATTTGTTAAAGACAAATATGTTAGTGAAGAATTACGTAATTTAAGTAAAGAATTAAATGTATTATTTGTAACTGCAAGTCAATTAAATCGTACAGCAGTAGATGAGATTGAATTTGATCATAGTCATATCAGCGGTGGTATTAGTAAAATCAATACAGCAGATAATGTATTTGGTATTTTCACAAGTCGTAGTATGAGAGAACGTGGTCAATATCAGTTACAATTAATGAAAACTAGGAGTAGCAGTGGTGTAGGACAAAAAATTGAATTAGATTTTAACATTGAAACATTAAGGATAACTGATAGTAATGAAGAAGTAAAACAATATTCACAACCAAGTCCAACTGAAATTTTAAATAAAATTCGTCCAAACAATACAGTTAATGACGTTATACAGAACACCGTACAGCCTGAAACAAGCAAAGTTGTTGCGGATGTTCAGAGTAGCAAACTAAAGTCTTTGTTAAATAGTTTACAGAAACAAAATCAATAACCCGAATAAATACATACGGGAAATAATCTTATGCAAAAGAAAACCAAAAGTTTACTAGAAGAATTAGAAGCAATCGGTAATAATAGAGACATGAATCTAGTGATAGAAAATAGAGCAGTAAACATTATAACCAGTGCTATTAATTTAATAGAACTTATGAATAGACATTATCAAAAAGATAAGGCTGATGTTTTGGAGCGTAGACTATTAAGTGCTATTAAAAATAAAGATAGAAATAAATTTTCTAAGTCATTAAGGAAGAAAGATGAAAATAGTTGAATTTAAAGACATGCAAAAGTTAGACGAGTTACGTTTAGACCAAGTTGTCGGTGATTATGGTGCAGCGGCTCTAAAACAGTTAGGTAATAGATTGACTGGGAGAGCAGTTGGGCAGGCAAGTGTAGATCAAAGACAATTAATGGATAAATGGATTAATAACTTTGTAGGAGATGCAGTATTAAATATCAACCAAGCTATTGAAACTGGGTTAGTTGATCCAAATCAAACTACACAAAATACAACTCAAGTAGATCCTAGTCAAGTTCAACAAACTGCACCTACAACTCAAGCTGCACCTGCAGCAGCAGGACGAGTTAGAGATCCAGATGCAGGCGCTAAAGCACGTGGTAAATATAAAGCACAACAAGAAACTAGTCAAAATATTAATAATTATGTAAGACAAATCTCTGCTGAATTAAACGCTACTACTGATAAACGACAGAAAATGGCGTTAACTAAAGAAATTGTAAATTTTATGGCAGATAGAAAAAATTACCCAGAGTGGCAAAATGCTGTTGCCACTGTACAACAAGTTATTAAAAAACAAAACCAAGATCCTAATTTTGCTAATGCTGCTATTGAAAGATTAAAAGCAGGCAAGGTAATGGCTGAAGCATGGCAAATTTATTGGATTAACAAATTATTAGAAAGTGTTAATATAAGTTGGAAAGAGTTAGGATTTGTTGTATTAAAAGAAAATAAGCAAAAAAACTATTATATTGCAGAAACCAAATATAACAAGTTAAACAATTTATTTGAGGGTTTGCTTAAAGAAGCACTTAGTATTAGTGATTTTATCAAAACACGTTGGTTACCTGCTTATGCAAAAAGAAAAGGTAATTTAGATTATAGTTCAGACATGGCAAGTGTTGAAAAGGCTGCTGACGAAATACAAGCAAGTTATAGCAAAGATCAAGGACAACAAGCTTTAAGAAAATTAGGTAGTATGATGTTTACAATTGGTAATTTGGCTGGTACAGGCGCAGGCAGACCAGCAGGTGGAACGGGTACATCAGGTGCAGGTACCTCTGCACAAGCTCCAGCTACACAACCAAGTTCTACTGCACAAGCTCCAGCTACACAACCAAGTTCTGCTGCACAAGCTCCAGACACTCAAAGCACGGCACCAGTAACTTCAGCACAAATGTCAAGTATAATTGAAAAATATGCTGAAAAGTTAAAAGCTACTGATGCAGCCATGTATGAAAAATTAATGAAAAAGTTATTAGAGAAGTATAGAATGTGGGATGAATTACAAAGGTGAATATAGCACTATTGCGTGATAAGTTAATAAATTTAGAGGTTATTAACGAAGCTAAAGGTCATTTGGATCATCCTGAAGATTTAATATTTCTACAGGGTTCTAGTGGTGCAAACACTGCGATTAATGCAACACTTGCTACAGCTAAAAATCCTAAAACAGTAACTATTAAATGGGATGGATATCCTGCATTAATATTTGGTAGGGGTACTAATAATAAGTTTAGTATAATGGATAAACACATGTTTAATAAACGTGATTTATCTGGTAGACAAGTATATAGTCCTGAACAATTTGTTCAATATGATCAGGCACGAGGAGTAGACAGATCAGGGTTACATCAACTAATTGCTAATATTTGGCCTGATTTAGAAAAAGCAGACAAAGGTTCAGGTTATTATTGGGGTGATGTATTATTTTTTAGTCCATTACAAGAAAAGAATGGCTTATATACATTTAGAGCTAATCCAAATGGTATTACATATACTGTTGAAACCAATAGTGAAATGGGTAACTTTTTACGTGGCAAAAAAGCAGGAATTGTTGTACATCAATATATTGCACCAAATGCTGAAAGTACAGATGAAGCTACACCATTAAATGGAACTATAGGTAAACTTAAAAATAACACAAACGTAGCAATTGTACCTGCTAAAATGCCTATTACCCCTAAGTTAAAGATAGATAATAAATTAATAAGTGCTGCTAAAAATGAAATAGCAAAATACGGAGAAGATGTTGATAGACTGTTAGATACAGCTCCGCAAGCAAGAAACACGTTTGTTCAGCTTTTTACAACATATATTAATAAAAAAATTGTTGAAGGAAATTTGTCTAATTTAGTTAAAAGTTTTTATGAATATTTTAATAGTAGGCCTATGACAGATCCTATGCGTAAAAAGTTAACACAGCATTTCCAAGAGAATCAAAAAGGTGTATTAGGTGCATTTGCAATATGGATTGCATTATATAATTTAAAAATGAGTTTAGTTACACAATTAAACACTGCTGCTGAAGCCAGTCCTGTAAAAGGGTATTTACAAAATGGACAACAAACACAAGAAGGCTTTGTTAGTCAAGGGTTAAAATTTGTTGATAGAATGGGTTTTAGCCGTCAAAATTTAGCTGCTAGATAACCCAAAACCAAGTTTTTTTCTATTTGGAATAAATAATAGTATGAGCAATGCTCAACTAACATAAGGAAATAGAAAAATGGCACAGTTTACAAGAGTCAATGGCGACTTTAAGCCACTAATGAACTATGATACAGATGCATACACCAACACAGGCGTTAATGCAGTTACATCAGGTGCAACAGTTCAGCCACAAGGCCCAAAGCTACAATTTGGTACAATCACATTTACAGGTGCAGCAACACCAAGTGGTGCTGATATTCTAACAACTATCAACACCATTCAGCAATTAGCTACAGTTTATATCTATGAATTCACAGAAGTTGGTGATAACACAGATACACTAGCAGTTGCAGTTTACCCAGTAAATGCATGGGACTTTACAAACGCTGGTAACTTAGATGCTGCCTTGACAACAGCATTAGGTTACGCTGTAACGACAGCAGCAACAGCAACATTTACAAACTAATTTTTGTTTGTTTTGCAAATAACCCGAGATTTTATTCTCGGGTTTTTTATTGCTTAAATAGAACATGTCACATAGAATAAAATGTTATACGTTGTTTGATATTACCCATACTGGAGTAAGACAGCGAAATAAAATTCCAGAAGGAGTAGATACACAAAAATTTATCTATCAACGTAACACACAAAATAATTTAGATACATTATTACAAGTTATTAGTTTACGTTCGCAGCCTGAAATTCTACAAAATCCTACAATGTCAAAATACAACTTAGAAGAATTAGATTATTTTGGTTTTATGTATACAGGGGAAAATGTTTTAGTATGGATGTTTGAGTTTGAAGTACACCATTCAAGTGTTTTTAATGATGGTATAGAGGAATTCGGGCATTTATACAATGATTGTGATGGTATTCCAATGATTAAATGTAATACCGAGTATGACAAATTAACAAACTTTTTGGATATAAATCCAGAAACTAAAAATATTTATTTTAAATTATGTTAGATAGCCAAGACAAAGTTGATAGTTTTATTAAAAAAGAATTTAACAAAGAGTTAAAAAATTTTACCATTGTTAAAGACAAAAATTCATATTTGTTATTTGATAAATTCAAGATTGTTAGAAAAAGGTTTGGATATGAAGTATCCTCATTAAAAGTTACTGACAAATATTTGTTTAATGATGTAAAGAATGCGGTGACCTATTGCATTTTTGAGAACTATAATCATTATGGTAAAGCAATGAGGGTGAAGGATTTAGATAGAATCATAGCTGATAATAGTTTTGAGTTTGAGTTACAGCAAAAATTAATAAAATCGAAACCGTTAAAAGAACAGTCTATTGTATATTTTACAAAGTTATCAGAATCACAAATAAAGAAACGTTTAGCAGTTGAAGAATTGGCAAAACTAATAAATATATCTAGAAACCTATTAGATAAAAAGTTTTTATCTAGTTTAAATTAGTAGGATCGTGATAAATACAATATAAATTGGAATAAGATTATGAAATTAAACGACTTAGAAACCAAAAAATATGCTAGTAGGGCATTAAAAGAAAACTTTGATTATGATTTCAATCCATCAAAGTTGACCAAGAATGCCACACAAACCATGTTAGCCAAGGTTAAGAAAGTTATTGCAGAAACCAGACAAAGTCCTGATTTCAATCAAAAGCAAACAAACAATAGTTACTTAAAATTATTGTTTATGGAGCAAGCTTTAAAAGACCATTACCGTGAGCTTTTAACAAAGCATAAAGCACGTATTGTGGTAGAGAATGAAGAAGTTGAGAAGTCTCAAGTTATTTTAGCTGCCCAAGATATGGTTGATAGTATACAGAAGATGCTTGAAGATGTTGGACAAATGCAAGTTAAAGAATTACCTGCATTAGTTTCAAGTATTGAAAGTGAGATGGATGCACAAAAAGCACAGACCTTTAATGATAGTGTAAGCCAACAATTAACAACATTAAGTGAAGCGTTAAAGGCTAGCTATGATGGTGTTAAAGGTTCGTTAAATGCATTGACTGGCATGGGCGGTGATGCAATGGCTGCGTTTGATACAGGCGCAGATGCAGCAGCAGACCTAGGGGCTGAAGCAGGAGCTGAGATGGGAACAGACATGGCATCAGGCGTAGACGCTATGGCACCTGAAGCACCCGAGGAAGAACCTGAGCCAATGCCTGTAGCAGGAGCAGGTAGACCTAAGAGATAATTATGCTCTTATGGGAGTTTGAAGATGCGTTGGTCACTAAAATTGTAACAGTTAGTGACCAACTTAAATCTGATTTAGACAGTGGTAAAATTCAGGGCAATTGGACCTTGGATCAACTATTGAATTATTTTCAAGATTATGATATTATCTTAGATCCTGATGATTTATATAATATGATACAAAAAGAACCACTGAAAAAAGTACTTGCTAATATTCAAGGTGATGAAGTTGTTTGGAAAGGTACTGAAACTCCTGAAACACCAACAGATCAAAATCAAAAAGTTGTAAAACAAATGGCTCAACGGGCAACAGACATATGATTAGTTTAACTGAAAATGCAGTAAATTCGATTAAACACAAAATTGAAAAAAGAGGTAAAGGCAAAGGAATCAGAATTGGTGTGAAAACCACAGGTTGTTCTGGCTTAGCCTATGTATTAGAATTTGTTGATAATCCATTTAATGATGATCAAATAGTAGATTTTAATGGTTGTTTTGTTTATGTGGATCAAAAAAGCAG